GTCAATAAAAGTCCCAACTACTCTTGAAATTTATTTTTGAAAAAAAACTATCTCCTTGAGGAAGATGATCCATAAAAATAAAAATTTTTTTTAGTGGTCGAGACTTTTTTTGACAGACATTTTTTTAATGTTCCGTGTTTTTTTACTTAAAAAAAAGTACACAATTATTTTAAGATATGTCCCTTTTAATTTATAGTCCACAATGTAATCATAGTTTGGATATAATCGATTATATTAATAAACATCCACAACTTAAAAAAATTGTTAATTACCACAACATTAACAAACTGGGTATACCACCCCAGTACAAAAACAAAATTACACGTGTTCCGACAATGCTTACAAAAAATGGTAAACTTTTGGTTGGTAATGAAATACGAAACTGGTTAGAATCTCTTTTACCTGTTCAGGATTTAGAATCGTGTAACTTTGGTGGGTGTGCCACAACATCATTGGACGGAGAAGGTTCGGGTGATCTTTTCGGGTTAGACGATTACGGTAGGTCTTTACAACCGGCCATGACACCAGAACTTGAAGATAAAATTAACCAAAGTGTTTCGGATGCATACAATAAGAATATAAAGAAATAAAGTGAATATATGACAGATATGAAATTGGCGACAATTCAGGCAAGTGCCATAAAATCAACATTCGAAGTACTTAAAGATATACTTAACGACGTGAACATATATTTCAAACCCAATGGAATGTATATAGTAACACTGGATACGGCTCGAACATCACTCATTGATATGTACCTTTCATCCGATAATTTTGAAGAGTATTCGTGTGACTCCGATATAATCGCGGGTATAAATGTTTCGAACACGTTTAAACTTCTTAAATCGATAACCAATAACGACGTTCTCGTCATAAGTATAAATTCTAAAGAGTTTATGAATATAGAAATTCATAATGAATCAAAGAAAACGTGTACTAAGTTTGCCCTAAAACTACTCGATATAAATGAACACCAAATTGAAGTACCAGACATGACAATGACCACAATTACACCGATGGCATCTGTAGATTTTCAACGGATATGTAGAGATATGCATAATATAGGTAACATTATAGAGATAACACGTGAAAACAAAAAATTAAAATTACAGTGTATGGGTGATTTTGCAAATCAGGAAACCGAAATTGAATGTACGGAAGAGAGTCCCAAAATTTCGGGTGAATATTCTCTTCGGTACATGAATATATTTACAAAAGCAACGAGTATGTGTTCTACAGTACAAATCATGCAAGAAGAACAGAATAGGTTTTTGATATTAAAATATAATGTCGCCAATTTAGGTGAACTGAAATTTTATTTGGCAACTAAGGTACCCGAAGATCAGTAACGTAACCGTCTACAGTACTCACTGTTTTAGATATACCAAATACATTTTTTAATTTAATTTTTGGAAAATCATTTTCGAGCGTTTCTATATCGTAATATAACATATCACTTATCTTAATTTTTTCATTATGAAAATCTTTACGTGGGCCCGAATATCGTCTAATTTTATTCAATATATCCTTAACCGGTTTATCATCCGAATCGAGCAAAACAGCTGATACGATTGGTATGTTAAACATGAAACCATTTTCCCGTGGTGGTGGCCATGGATGATTCATATCGTACGTCAAATACTTGTATACCTTATTATCGTACCAATATTTAACACGAACCAATGTTTTCGTAACGTTTTCCGGGATTTTGGTATTTTTATAGTCCGTAAAGTTTAAAGTTTTAAAAAAAGTTTCCGTTTCCTCGTCCCATTCCTCACTTTCTTTACCCCAAAATTCATCGAGTTCTTCGGGTAATGGTATTTTCATGTTAGTATCAAGAAAGTATTCCATAGACGTATCTATAATTTTGTAATCTGGAACGGATACTATACTTTTCACTGTACCATGTACCCATAGTATAACGTTAGTTAAAAGATTACGGAGCATTCTACTTAATTAGTATACATGGAAGGTAATTTTTTAAGTAGGTATACGAATAAAATTGAAATGTGGGAAAAGTCTATCCGCGAAGACCCCAAAAATAAATCAAAGTACGAAACCGAAATGTCCGAGTATATAATACAGTGTATGCCATATTTAGAACTATATACAGACGAACTTAAAAAGGAGGTAAGTACCGATAACATTTTCAACTGTAAAGAAACTACGGGACTACAGAGAAAAGATATATTCAACGATTACCTCATAGAAGTAGAAAAAGTAAATAATATAGATAGACCCATAGAAAAGAAACGCGAAGATTGTCCAAATTGTCCGGAAAGTAACGTATTTCATTTTGCGGATACAAGTGATCTCGTATGTGATAACTGCGGTATGATACTTGCAACACTTATAAGTGAAGAATTAACATATAGAGAGGAACAGGAAACATCGGAAAAAATAGTTAATTATTCATATAAACGTGAAAATCATTTTAATGAATGGTTATCACAGTTCCAAGCACAAGAAACTACGAATATACCACCTGTTGTAATAGAGCAGTTACGAAACGAACTCAAAAAAATAAAAGTGAAAACATTAGATGAAATCACACACGCGCGTGTTCGAAGTTTACTCAAAAAACTGAAACTCAATAAGTATTATGAACATGTACCGTATATTACGAACATTATAAGCGGGGTGAAACCTCCGTCCATGCCACAAGAACTCGAAGAACGTTTGCGTATAATGTTCAAGGATATCCAAAAACCGTTCGACGATAATTGTCCAAGTGAACGTAAAAACTTTTTGAGTTATTCGTATGTTCTATATAAATTCTGTGAACTTTTGAGTGAAGATAAATATTTAAAATATTTTCCACTTTTGAAATCCAAGGAAAAGTTATATCAGCAGGATGTTATATGGAAAAAGATATGCGAAGATCTCAGATGGGAATATATACCGACGATTTAAATATAGGTATATAATAAATGTCAAAGTCACCAAAACCAAATTCACCAAAACCAAAACCAAAGTCAAAATCGAAGGCGAGATTAAACCCACTGCGTCAAGGTGTCTCGTTTAATAGTTTGAGTAACATGCTCAAAAACTTTGCGATAAAAAAGAGAAACACACCTGAACTTTTCCAAAACATTAACGATAAGCTTAAAAGATAAAGCTTTACTACAGGTAATGGATAGTAACGATCCATATTATAATTTCTGTTTAGAAGAGATCAAGTTCTATACAGAAAAGATAAACGAAATTATAACCGAAGGGCTTAAAGACCCCAAAAAGTATTACGAGGAATCCAAAAGTGATTGGAAAAAGATATACCAGATGATACCTATTATGTACATGGTGAATCAGATGGAGGATTCAAAGTCACATACCTAACCTCCAATTCGCTATTTAGTGTAGGTGGAAAATTGATCAGATAGGCTTCCGGTAAACCGGTAAGTTTGAGGTAATTTTGTGCTTGAGTAACCATGACATCGTTCACGGTTTTAACCGATTTCAGTTCGAGTACAGTTTTGTTATTTAAAATTATATCGGCGCGAAGATTCCCTATTGTATGACCTTCAAATACAATAGGAACTATTCTCTCCGTTTCGTAGGGTACCCCGTTTTTTCGCAAGACAACTTCCATCGCATTGTGATATACACGCTCACTATACCCGGGACCCAATATTTTATACACGTGTTGTGCATATTGTTGTATCATTTAATCATTATTCGGATATTGTTTCTAAACCTCTTTTTTCTTCTTGAAAATCTCTTATAAGATACGTGTATTTTATAAGAGTTCTAGATAAATCCATCATGACTTTATCAAGATCATCAAAGTGTCCAATTTCCATGGACATGGATATATGTTCTTGATATTTTTGGGAAATTTCCTCAATGGCATCCATAAGTTCGTTTGAAAAGTGTATACCTTCCTGTATATACTTTTTTACGTCTTCATTCATTTTTTTATAATATAGTACTGTTATCTTTATACACAAAACAAACAGTAAAAAATTTATAAAATGTCTGTCAATAAAAGTCCCAACTACTCTTGAAATTTATTTTTGAAAAAAAACTATCTCCTTGAGGAAGATGATCCATAAAAATAAAAATTTTTTTTAGTGGTCGAGA